CCGTGCTTGATGTTGATAACTGCGGTGCGGATCGAGGAAGATCCGTTTGACTTACAAAATTTTGCAATCGATATTAATGGGACCCCGCATGTTTGGGCCCGTTAGGTCTTGCAGTAGACTTTCTAACTTTCTGCTTAGCTCCTCCCGGTTTGCCTTGTTTAGGGACAGACCCTGACTGGTGGCTTTTGCTGCGAATTGGTGCTGTTTTTCGACCAGGTCGATCAGCAGGTGGTGCATCGCTGCTTGCGCTTTTGGTGCCCAATCGGCATGGGCTTTCTGGAGTTGCTGCTGGTTGTAATTCATTGTTGGGAGTGGTGTTATGGGGAGCTGGATGGACAATTTCGCCTTCCACGTCTGCTAGGATTTTGACGTCCCTGTACGTGGTCAGGACCACTGGAAATTGATCCAACTCTGTGACCTCATCAATCTTCTTCGCTAAGGCCATCAGTTCCGCTTCGCCTATGTCTAAGACTTTGGCTACAGCAGACTGAATCGCTTCAGCGTTACTTTGTGGCCAAGCATTAGAACATTTATGGCTTTCTTCCCGGCTCATGGCTTTCGCCTGGAGCCCAGTGATTTTCAACACAGTAGCAGCCCAGTTACCGATTAGTGGTGTTAACTTGTCGGTGACCAGGTACCCGGTTGCTTTGTTGGTAGCAGCCTGGGCGGGGGTGAGACTCTTGTTAGTAGTCAGGTGCAACTTTGACAGTGTTCGTTTTGGATCTTGGAAACTATCGTTCATGGTGGATGGGTTCACAAAGTAGCGTCCTAAGAACGGCACTGGATCTTCCAATGCGACTAAATCGGTTTTCAATTTTAGTCCTACTGTATGGGCTACTCCTTCTAGCGCATCTGCAAGTCCTGGTTCGGACTTGCGACACCCATCATCTCCATAAACGAGAGCGAGCTTCTCGAAAGCCTGCTTCGGTGTGAAACCCTGCGTCCGGTAAGCACAATAATCTATGAAAGCACATAGCATTGTGTTGCCGTCGGTTGTCTGAGGGCTTCCACTTCGTGTGCCCCAGCCGGCATCAAACTTTTCGCCGTGTTGTGTTCGACCAGATTTTATAAAAACCAAGTCGAGCAGGCGTTTAAGTTCTGCCTTGTAATCGTCAGCCACCCATCTAAGATAGATGGCTTGGATCACATTTCGCTGGAGCCACTCCGATACAGTGCCATCGAGGCGCGAGTAGTCTGTACACAGCCAGTCAAACTTGTCTTTCGTGGCTAGGTCGCGCAGACGTTTCACCATTTGCGTAGGTGTTTTGCCTGGCCCATACCATTTGAACTGTTTTAGTGTCTCTTTAAATGAGAGTGTAAAACAGGAAAGGTTTGTGGTTAGCTCTGGAGACATGGTCGTGATGTTGCGCGGGTCAGTGACATTTGCGTAGGGCTCTGCTTTCACAAAGCATTCGAGGCGATTGACGATGCTCGTTGTCAAAGACGGCGCGATCATGTTGTATCGAGCTTTCTGCTGTGGGTTGTTTTGGCGACTTCTCACTTCCTCCACTGCCAAAGGATTGCCGACGTGTGGAGTTTTTACTACGAACTGCGCGAATTCATTCGCGTAGTATTTGTAAACCCTTGGTGGGATTTTCTCATTCTTGACTGAGGTCACCCGGCCTTTGACTGTGGCCACATCAGAATTAACTCCTTTTGTGGCAAACAGTGCTGGTTCGGAAACCAAAGGCGAGGTTGTCACCGCTCCTACTTTCTTACCATCCTCAGTAGCTAGCGGGCCCAGCGGCGTGAAGTTGGTTAACACATCAGTTGTTTTCACAACGTTAGGTTCCAGCTCCAAACCCATGAGATCAAATAGTAGGGGTGCGTCAACCGAAGCTGCTTCAGCGCCATTGGCTCTTAGCAATCGTTCGATGTCTGACACGACCGGTGGGGCTGTCTTACACAGCATTCTCGCCTTTATGGCTTCATACGCTCGGCCTGTCATTTCTACAGATTGCCAGCGGCCGGTTTTGGCTACTGACAACGCGTCAGAAATGGGTTCGTACAATACGGAGAAATCTCCCTGTCGTATTGTCTTCCGCTTTAGGCTCTCGTTTCTGGGTAGAAACCAAGCGTAGGGGTACGGTACGTACGCCATAGGCGTGATGGCCACCAATCGGTGCTCGCCATCCCCTCCTATTTGTCTCTGTTCAAGGTTATAAACTATCAAGCGATTCCCTGGTCCACTCCCCGGATGTTCATTTGCGCATACTATATCACCTTTGTAGTCCCACAGCTTATGTGAATAAGCCGCGCCACCCGCTACAGTAAACTCAACCTCGTCGCCGGTAAAGCGGTAGGCAAAGTCCTCAGTGCGGCCGACGACCTTAGTCGGCGAAAAGGTGTAGATAAGAATGGGTCGACCATAGGACAACCATTTGTTCATATCTGTATAGTAGTCAACGTCAGTCATTATGATTACATGCTCGTCAGTGATGTCGTCATCTCGATACTTGGTGCCAAGGTCTTTTAGTCCATAAAAGTACCTAGTTCCAGATCCAGAGTCTGTTGGGGACATTGAAACATTATATGGTTTCATGCCCGCTGCTGTTACGAGCCCGTTCATATACTGATTTACCGCTGTTCGAAAAGCGGCGGCTGTTGGGTGTGAGTGACTTGTTCTCGTTGGGAACACTTTGATGTTTTCACTTGTCAAGAAGAGATGTCTTAGGTTCACAGGGCGTTCAATGACGCTCTCTATTAACCGTGACAATTCTCCAACGTCGATCTGACCTAAATGGCAAAGGTAAGTCCAGATATATTGCACATAGCAAATGATTCGCATCATTACTAAGGCAATAGCCTGGAATATTCCCCGCCCACGATAACAGCGTGAGGGGAATACTTCTTTTCCAATGTATTTAGTCATTGTTTGTTTTGTTTG